ACGAACGCATTATATTTTCATGCAAAGTATTCCAACCCAGGTTGGAATCGAAAGTATATTGTCTCTCGAATTGGTAATCACATTTTCTACGGTAAGATTTAATGGAATTCCTGATAAAATTCATCGGTGTATTTGTTTTGACTGTGATTGTAGATTACGCATGGTCAGCATATGTACAATCTGTTCAAGTGAAAAGTAAACTCGTAGCATCATTATGGGCAACTACATTGATGGTTCTATCAGGATTCGTTACTGTATCGTTTGTGAAAGACCCTTTGCTTTTGATTCCTGCTGGGTTAGGTGCGTTCGTTGGTACTTGGATATCTTTTAAGAAAGAACATAATGCCAACTAAAGAAGAAATTAAAAAATTCTCAAAGCTAATTGAAGATGTTGCATATGAATTAGATTGTGATTATTTGGATGCAATTACGCATCATTGCAAAGAAACAGGATTGGAAATCGAGATTGCTGCTATCTTGATATCACCAACTCTGAAGTCTAAAATACGTGAGCAAGCAGAAGCGCAGAATCTAATCAAGAAAACATCTAAGTTACCTATATGAGTGAAAGTGGTGGGTGGGAAATCTATCAACTATATCATGGGCTCAAGCTTCATTTTACGACAAAATCATATGACTTCTTCAAGTATAATGGTAAAGTAAAACTGAAGCAAGAGAACTTTCTGAACGATAGATCAAAATATTTCTTCTACAAGTTATCTAGGAAGTATACGCTTGATGATGCAGGTAAGTTTTTTGTAGCCAATTTTTTGGATATGAAGAAGAAATGGGTGGGTGAATTACTCACAGATGAAGCGGAAGAAACATATCAGAAGTGGCAGAAAAGAACTCAAGCTTTGTCTTATAACTTTGATAATGATCTTACTCATCTATTTGAAAATTGCTCACCGTTTCTTTCTGTCAAAAATGGTCAGTTTCCAAGATTGTTACAGGAAGTAATGAGTGGTGCTATTGCTCTAGAGACAACAATCATCATGGACGATCTCTGTGGGTTTCTTGATACTTGGGAACAAAAAGTAGATGATGACATCATCTTTCCTACTTGGGCTTTGTTGTTCAAGAAATATAGACCTTTTATTGATTATGATAAGAATAAGTTTAAGGCAATAATGAACAAGCACGTAGAAGAAAGCTTGCATTCTCACTAAATATATGATATACTATGTGATGCAAGTGAATAAGTCGTTAATACTAATACATCGTTTATATACCGTTAATAAGGAGTAATATATGTCGTCTTTCGCAAATCTCAAACGCAATTCTTCCAATCTCGACAAGCTTACCAAAGCTATCGAATCTCTGAATCAAAAAGAAAACTCAATTGATGAATCGTTCTGGAAACCAGAAGTCGATAAGTCTGGTAATGGCTATGCTGTTATTCGTTTTCTTCCCGAACCTCAAGTAGATGGCGATGATGGTATGCCATGGGTCAAGATGTTCTCTCATGGGTTTCAAGGTCCTGGTGGTTGGTACATCGAAAACTCTCTGACTACTCTGGGTCAAAACGATCCTGTTTCAGAGTACAACACCAAGCTTTGGAATACTGGAACTGATGCAAACAAAAAGATTGCCCGTGATCAAAAGCGCAAACTGTCTTATATCGCCAACATTTATGTTGTAGAAGATCCTAAGCGCCCAGAGAACAATGGTAGAGTCTTTCGCTACAAGTTTGGTAAGATCATCTTCGACAAAATCACTGGAGCAATGAATCCAGAATTTGAAGATGAGAAGCCTATGAACCCATTCGATCTTTGGAATGGTGCAAACTTCAAACTGAAAATTCGTAAGGTTGATGGTTATCAAAACTACGACAAGTGTGAGTTTGATAAAGCAGGACCTCTTCTTGATGATGATGATGCACTTGAGAAGATTTGGAAGTCAGAGCATTCGTTGCTTGAACTTCTTGATCCTAAGAACTTCAAGTCTTATGATCAACTCAAGACTCGTCTTGACAAGGTTCTCGGTCTCAATGGTGAAGTAGCAGCACCTAAGACTACTGTTGAGCAAATGAAGGTAGCACCTAAGAAGCCTGTACGTGAAGAAGATTCTGCTCCATGGGCAGATGATGCTACAACTTCAGATGATGGTGATGATCTTGCATACTTCTCGAAACTTGCAGAAGAGTAAGATATAAAGCTTTAAAAGAAACCCCACTTCGGTGGGGTTTTTTATTACATGAATGATACTCGCTTCATATTACCTAACAAGAAATCATCTAGATGATCATTGCGTACTGATGCTGCACCTGTTATTGTTCCAGTCTCTTCGCTTCCTGTTGGTAGAGGTATGGTATTAACCTTATTCATGATGATAGGTTCTGCATATTGGGTTGCAATACGTTCTAATTCCAAAGCTTTATTTTCATTCGTTATCGCTAATGCAGGAGGTGTTCCTTCCTTTGCAGGCATAGGAGTCACAGTAGGGGTTGGAGCGGCACTAGGAACAGCAGAAGCTTCTGCTGATGCTGCTGGTGCAGGGCTTGCAGTAGGTGCTGATGAACTAGGTGCGCTTGATACAGGTGTAGCGGAAGGAGCAGCAGCAGGCGCGCCGGCTGGTGTTGCAGAAGGTGTTGCAGCCGAACCTTCTGTCGGTGTAGCAGACTCAGTAATACCGTAAGATTTCTTGATATGAGCAGGTAGAGTTTTTCTTCTTTCCAACTCTCTGATAATAGGCTTCAATTCTTCTTTTCGAGTACCACCATACGATTCAAATTCGGTACGTACTGCTTCAAGTACAGGTTGACGTATCTCTGGATATCCTTTACCCGCTTTCAGATCACTATAATACTCTTTGATCAACTCTTTAGTTTTTTCTTCTTTGATAGGATCTTTAGCGGTGACCATATCTGGGTCTAAAGGAACACCCATTATATCAGTCGATCCTAATGCTGCTTGAGTTTTCGCTGGATCATTGTCTTTCCATAATTTCCAGATGTATGCTCCGATTAAACCGGCAGCTAAAGCCCCTATCAGAAGTAGTCCAGCAGGACCAGCTAGGGCGCCCAATATTCTAGGGAGAATAGTTTTCCAACTATTACCAAGTAAATCCATTATGACTTTTCCTACTTCCAATGCACCTTTGAAAAATTCTTTGACACCATTAATAGCAGACTCTATCATTCCTTTGACTGTTTCCATCATCGATGATAGCATATTTTTTATCATATCAAATATACCACCTTCTTTCTTTGCAGTCGGTGTAGCAGTCTTTCCCATACCCTTAGATTGAAGTATTGCATCTAGAAGTCTCTTGTGTCTTGCTTCATCTTCCGCATCTTGTTCTTCTTTGAAGTTGTTTTCTTTCTCACGTTGCTTGACACGTTCTTCATTCTGACTCCTGATCAACTCATATATCTTTTCAAAAATCGAAGTAGCACCTGAAACATTTTCTTGCGGTACAGGAGCCAATAATCCACCAATGGATTTATTTGCACTCACGGGGTTCTTTTTGCCTTTGTTTGCGAAGTATTGAGACTCTTCACCTCCTCTACCCATCATTCTACCTGCAATTGCAGTACCTAATTTGCTTCGACCCATCAATGCACTAGCCATATTCAACGGGTCAAATTTTTCTCTCAGACCCATTGATCTTGCTGCCATCTTTTCACCAATAGATTTTCTGATAGACCCACCAATACCTTCACCCCCAATGATCTTATTGGCGATCATATCAGATAGACCAGAACCTCTTGTCTTTGCTGCTGCTTGATATGCTTGTATTTTATTCATTATTGTCTTTTTGCTCTATTGACTGTTTTTGATGAATCGTCAGAAGGTTGAACCATCGTAGTACCTCCTGATTGATTTATTGGTAACACATTAGTTGTATTATTTACTTGGACAGATCCTTGTCTTTGCTGCATATCCTTTTTCATGTCAGTATTATCTGTTGATTTTTGTGCAATATTATCACCAATCACATTTGAATTTGATACAGAACTTTTAGCTGATTGTAGGTATTTTTTCCTATCGGCATCTAATGCGGCACCAACTAAGTCTGGTGGATTATGTGCCTTATTTCCACCCTGACCGGAATAATATGAGTCACCCTTTTTCAAATGTTTTTTACCTGGTGGTCCATCGTAAGGCACACCAATAGAAGCAAACTCCATAGCCAAATCTAAAATAGCAGCATCTCTATCATCACTTTTTCCTGTAACATAAGCATCAACTTTTTTTCTCTGAGCCTTCGTTAACCCATTTTCAAAAAGTAAATCTTGAGTTGGTGGATCCAAATATGTAGTTTTTGGATCTATCTTTAATTTTGCTACCAAAGTTCTCATCGTATCGGGAATAATTTGATACTTTCCTATTGCGAATAATCTATCAGGATCATCCTTTTTTAAACTTCCTCTACGTAAAAATTCTTCTATAGTCATTTTACTGAAGTTTATAGGCTTATCGGAAGGTATCATTTTATTGCCTATTGTACCTTTATTATAGGCATTGTATCCTGCTTTCCCGCTTTCATATTTTGCGACATTTTCAGCAAGTGCTGATTTTGTGATATCCGATGATAAAGTAGAAGCCGCAACAACTGCACCCGTGGCTTTTGCTATAGTAGATACCTTTGCCGCTGAAGATGCAGCCGGTGCTGGTGCTGGAGCAGCAGGTGGCGTCGGAGTAGGGGCTGCCTTAGGAGCCTCTTTTTGCACAGCAGGTTTTTCTGTTACCTTTTCAGCTTTAGGTTTTGGTGCTGGTTCTGTTGTCTTGGCTGGTTCTTTAGCAGGAACCTTAGCTGGTGCCTCAGCAGGTTTAGGTGCAGCCTCTGGTGCAGCAGGCTTAGTTTCAGCAGGTGCACCCTCTTTAGTAGGCTTTGGAGTTTCTTTGACCTCAGGTTTCTTTGCAGGCTCTTTCACCTTCAACTCTGATGGTGCAGGTTTCTCCATCTTGAACTTACCTTGACCCAATAATGCATCGATCAATTCATTGTTATGTGCATTCTTCTTATCTGCTTTTGCTCTTTGCAGATTGCGTTGTGTCTCCTCATAAAGCTTATCATCTTCATACGCCTTATGCATGATATCATATACTTTTGAAGCTACGGCAATCAATGAATCGTTTGATTCTCCACCACCAAAAAGACCGCTAAGAACACCACGTTTCTTTGAAGTCTTTTCGGGTTTCAATGATGACTTCTTACCTTTGTTTGCAAAGTAAGACATATCTTCACCTGATCTACCCAGAATTTTTCCTGCAATCGCAGTTCCTAATTTGCTGCGACCAGTCATTGCACTTGCAATATTGAGTGGATCGAAACTCTCTTTGATACCTGTGACTTTAGCAGACATTTTTTCACCGATGGATTTCGAGATAGCACCACCTATCGATCCACCACCGATGATCTTGTCTGCTATATTACCAGAAAGGCTGCTCTCACGCACCCTCTGTGCTTGAGTGTATTGTGACGCTCTTGGTAATTTCATCTAGGCCTTTTCTCCGATTGTTTCTGTTTTAACTTTAAGTTTTCTTCCTCAATATAATTAATCAATAACCCAACGTAAATCTCTCGTTCCCAAGGAATCATGTTTTCAAGTTCAGACAGACTATACTTGTGGTGCTGCACTAAAGCAAAGTTTGTCTGATAGTAGTTCCTCAGATTATCATGACAAAATGCTAGACGAAAAAACCTTCCAATCCCTCCACATCAAGATTGTGGTGGAAGTGACATTTACTACATTCGAAATCCAACTTCTTACCAAGCTTTGGTAGATTGTTGAAGAAATCTTCCATCTTTGCGAATTGAGTCTGACTTAGTGACTCAACAAAATCAAGCAACTCTTCTGGTGTGCTTTCTTTCGCATAGTAGAATTGTTCACCATCATGAATGTATTCAATGCTTTCTGCAATCAATGCAAACGCGAAGTCTGATAGTGAGCCAGAATCTTTCAGTCGTTTCATGACGGCGAATTCTGGGTATTTCATCTTTACGACAATCGTATCATTCAAACGAATTTCATCGGTTGTACTCTCTGGTATCTGTACTTTGATATCCAGAAGATTGACTTTGACATCCATAATGTTACCACAGACTCGATCTTCAACTTCATTGTTGCATTTATATTTCGTTTCTGCGATTTCACCTACTGATCTTGCACGGAGATTCAAAAAGTAAAACTCAACATCAACAAGAGGAAGCTTGTCGATATCGATACCTTCTGTGACTGTGCAGTTTTGCAATACTTGCTTGATGTTCTGTTCGATAGTATCAGAATCGTTTGCTTCAAGAGCCATCATCAGATTGCGTTGTTCTTTTACAAGAAAGGGGCGAAATCTAATGTGTTTCTTTGATAATGGTAAATCCAATTCATAAACTGGTGTATCTATTTTTGGTAAAGCCATAATAACTCCTATATTAAAAATTCATTCAAATTATCTGCTGCGAAATTTACCATAGTCACTTGCTTCTGTTTCCATACCAAATCCAACACTCTTCATTGAATATATTTGTTCTTTGTTTGGATCTTTTTTAAATGGATTGAAAGATGATCCTGCTGCGAATCCGTCTAATGCTTGAGTAGCGATGTCAACACCAGTTGATACACCTGCATTTACAATATCCATTGCAAACTCTTCAAGAGTATTTGCTTCCCATGTATGATACGAAAATGTTACAGAAAGCTTGTGGTGTGAACTATCATTACTCCAGTCTAAATCTAACTGATTGACGGAAATTGGAAATGCATCAACCATGGTCACCGAATATGTTTTCTTACCAGTCACGCTATATTGATTGACTGTGATAGGTGTTGCATAGTCCATCTTATATGATAGATTGAATGTAGATTTTGGATTGATTAGATTTAACCATGCATCAAAGAATTTCTTTTCCATCATATCATCACTTACCATAAACGTCAAGGTGCTTTCGTTATATGTCGTCAGATATGGATGTTTTTCAGTAGGACCATAGATTTTACGTTCGGTGGTAGCGAGTGTTCTACTTGGTAATTCTGCCGTTTCACATCTCAATGTCAATCTTTGACCTAAGTTTCGGTACATGATCAACTTTAACGGTACCGGAATTTCAACGTCAAACCTAGCAGGTCTAGCTAAATCTGTTTTAAAACTGGCAAGAAATTCTGATACCGATGCTGACATTTTACATCCTTACTGTTGGTTATTGGTTTTCATCATATCGAGGCTATCATGCCAAACTTTGTTAGGCTTAGCCTTTTTGAAATTCTGAATTGGTAGAAATAGTGCCGTTTCCCACTCGGTAGAATCAACTTTCAGAGGTTTAGTCCCCATTTGACTATAGGAATAACGCTTTAAACAGGGCTCAAACGCTTTGTAGCGTTTCGTTGAACTCAGTATATCATATGAGACTTTAATGCGTTGTGGGTCATCTCTACCATCATATTTGGCAAAGTTCATAAGCTTATCTAAAAATGCTGCGCGAAAGACAATTGGTAAATAATGAAAATTCAATCCCAAAAATCCATCATCAAACTTTTGTAATACCAATACCAAAGGAAATGCATCAAAATATGGTAAAGACTTCGCAGTTTTTGGATGGTATAGAAAGAAATATAGGTGTCCAACCAATACGTTATTTGTACGTCTTTCAGTTTCCCTAACAATACCTGATGCTATACTGATCGGGTTTCTGATACCTTGCATTCGATTTTTGAGCCATTGAATGCTCTTTCTGGATAGAATTTCTTCATCCAGTTGTGAATGCTGTTTTGCTAGTGTGGTTAGTTTTGATTCCATTCATTATTTAGTTAGAAATTCAAATGCTTTTCCGTTAAGACTTTGAATTCCCATCCTCGATCAAGACAATACTCTGTTGCTGCTTTCCATTTTGCTTGATTCACACCCCATGTCGTTACTTCTCTAACATATTGTTCGGTAATACGTTTCTTTTGCTTAGGCTCTCTCGTTTCTTTGTCAGGTTTTATTTCGATGACCATCGTTTTAGTTTTATTATCTTTTGTTTTAGCCTTAATGATAAAATCTGGAAAGTATCGATGTTGTCTAGAGTCGATTGGGGAAATGTAAGGTATTATCAATTCTTCTGATCCCCATGCGATAATATCATCGTTCTTGTCTAACCAAGACATGACGCGATATTCCCATGTTGAACGAGAAATGATGTTTTTAGGATCCCCAATGTATTTTTTAGGTTTCGATGGGTAGAATTTGTTTGAGTATGCCATATAAATAATTTATACACCCACAAAGCAGAAACCATGGCAATAATAAATCAAATTGGTGGAATTTCTATTCCGAGCATTACCGATGTGGCAAAAGGACCTCTTGCGTCACTTTTCGGTAAATCTACGCAAATGCATCAATACAAATATCCAATGAATTTGGGTAATGATCCATCTCGGATGCATATTGTTAAATTCAATTTCCTTAAAATTACACCAAAACAATTTGATGTAAAAAAAGGTTTTGATATGCTGCAAGGTGCTGGTAGTACGTTAGGTCAAAAAGCAGCCGATCTAAAAGATACATTCTCGGGAGATGCTAAACTCGCAGCAGCAGCAAAAGAATCATTGACAAAATCTGCATCATCGACTATTCAATCCACTGCTGCGAAAGCGGCAGATGTTGGTAAAAACCTTCAAGCATATTTGAAACCTGAAATGAAGAAGGTCACAACTTCTGTATCTCTTTACATGCCAGATACACTTGCGATGAGTTATCGTGCAGATTATAACGAATTATATTTGCAAGATGCAACTAATAATATGAATCGAGTAGCAGGAGCGGTTGGTTCAGTTGTAGACGAACTTATAAAAGGTGGTGTCTCAAAAGAAAATACGATAAATGCATTGACTACTGGGGCGAACAAATTTGGCGCTGAAGCTGCATTAGGTTTATTAGATAAAACGACAGGTATGAAAATGACAGATTTGGGGCTTGCTGCAATGGGTAAAGCAATAAATCCTCAAGTTCAGTTATTATTTAAAGGGGTTGGGTTCAGAACATTTTCAATGGAATTCTTATTCACCCCAAAATCCAAAGAAGAATCCGATCAAGTGAGTGCGATTGTCAACTCATTTGTATATGCTTCAATGCCTGAATTAGAAACTTCTACAAATGGTATGTACTTTCTACCCCCAATGCCCTTAGAAATACAATTCTTGATGGCTAAAACTGGAGATTTCGGTGCGTTGGGTAATATGCTTGCTAAAGCAGGAAATAGTATTATGCAAGGAGTGCCATTTGGTAATAAATTCGACAAATTTAATGTGTCAGCAGGCACTGAAAATGATAGACTGTTCAAAGTTGGTAGATGTGTGCTAGAAGATGTTTCTGTAGACTATGCCCCAAATGGTTGGGCTTCATATGAAAACGGTGCACCTTTACAGACAAGAATGAATCTATCGTTCAAAGAAATTGATATTATTGATAGAAATAGAATGAAAGATGGAGATGTAAGATGAAATATTTTTCATTTTTTCCAAAAGTTGTCACAACTGATGCTACGGGCAATTCAACTCTTGCTACGAATCTTTTGACAAGAGTGAATGTTATACTGGAACTATTGAATAATCCTTCTCTGTATTATACGTATGATACTCAAGAAGGTGACACAGTAGAATCTATCGCTACGAAATATTACGGTAATCCATATCGATTTTGGATATTCATGTTTGGTAATGCAGATAAGATGATCGATCCATTATGGGACTTACCACTCTCATATAGAGTATTTGATGCATACATGCAAGACAAATATTCTACTGCTGCAAATAATGCATCAATGACAGTCCTTGCATATACTCAATCTACTATTAGTCGATATCTGAAACTTGTAACGACATTTGATTCTATTACAAATCAAACAACAGTCAATCAATATGATGTTGATTATGATACATATATCACTCTTCCTGATAATCTAGTTACGACAAAAACATTCTCTGATGGTAATTATGTGACGATAACCATGTCTAGAGAAACTCAGTCGATCTATGACTATGAGCAAGAATTGAATGAATCGAAACGCACAGTTAATATCATTGATAAAAAATATGCGACTGAATTAGAAGATAAATTGAAATCTCTGCTGACTGAATAATATGGCAATTACATTATCTAGCGACCCCCCACCCACTACGTCTCCTACAGCAGGAGATAATTTTGGTAGAGGTATAACGTACACCAAAGATTATAGCATAGTATCATTGAACATGCTATCTGGGCAATTCATTACCATCGATTTGAAACCTAGCATGATAGAGTTGTCGATCTATGAGGATATCTATAGCAATTTCATTTCTGGTGAAATAATGATCGTAGATGCTCAAGGCTATGTTGAAAAAATGGGTATGCAAGGAAACGAATATATCAGAATATCTTTTGGTAAAGATGACAATAAAGATATTCGTATCGATAAAATCTTTAGGGTATACAAAATATCGTCTAGACAAAAAATGAGTGGTTATGACGCGGATGGATATGTCATACACTTTTGCTCAGATGAAGTGATCTTGTCTGAGCAATACAGAATAAGCAAAGCATATAGCAATAAAGTAGTTTCTGATATGATTTATGACATATTAAAGACTCACTTAAAAGTTCCCGACAACAAACTCAATGTGAACAATATCCAAAAATCTAAGGGCTTGTATAATTTTGTAATTCCAAATTTCAAACCATTTGAAGCATTGAATTGGTTATCAATGTATGCTCAGCCCGCATCTGCTGATGCGATAGGCTCTGACATGATCTTATATGAAAATGGTGAAGGTTATAATTTTGCATCACTACAGACCCTATTTAAGAAAAAAGAGTTTTTCAGATATCAATATCGACCAAAAAACGTTTCTCCTAAAGAATTCTGTGATGATGAACATCAAGTATTTAACGTGCTTGGTTATGAAATCACAAATTCTTTCAATTCGGTTGAAGGTGTATCTTCTGGTATGTTTGCAAATAGATTAATGACATTGGACCCTTTAGCGCAGAGATATCTAAAGACGGATTTTAATTACAAAGACTATCAAGAGAAAGCCGGTTCATTAAACAAGAATCCTATTGTCAATAACATGGAAAACAGATTTGGTGATGCATTATACGAATCACCTGAAGGATGTTTCAAACTTGCGTTTGGTAATAAAAATCAATCATCAATCGATTATATAAAGAATCGACCAGGATCAGTCAATGGTGATATCTATGCAGAGACATTTCTATCACAGAGAAAATCTCAACTCGCTCTCGCAAATTATACTCGAATGAAAATTTTCATCTCAGGCGATCCCAATGTTACGATTGGTAATACAATTAAATTTGATCTGTTGACTCAGAATCCAGCGACACCAGATGAACCTAAAGAATATGATGAACAATATTCTGGAAAGTATCTCATCACAGCAGTACGTCATCTAATACAAACAGGTGGTTACAATACGATTATCGAAGTTGTGAAAGATAGCGTACCTACTGCATATACACCAATAGATAATTCTAAATCGATATTCAAGAATACAGTAAATGGAGTGAAGAGATAATGGAGCAATCAACCGCATTTGCTGGAATGAATGGATATATTTGGTGGATTGGTGTCGTTGAGGATAGAAAAGATCCTCTGAATCTATGTCGATGCAAGATAAGAATCTTTGGTTGGCATACAGATGATAAAATGATGATTCCAACGGATGGTTTACCTTGGGCGCAACCAGTATTACCAATCAATGCATCAAAAGAATTCAGCACCCCCAAAGAAGGTGAATGGGTGACAGGATTCTTTTTAGATGGTGCATCAGGTCAATTTCCAATTTATAATGGTGTAATTCCAGGCATTCCATCACCATATGTAAATAATGCTAATATCGGGTTTAATGATCCAAGAACTGATGCTGAACTTGCTAATGCGCCAGTTCCATATGGTCAGACACCCAAGCGTCATCCTAGATATCCTGATGAACCTAGTACCAGCAGATTATATCGAAATGAAAACTTGGATACTACAGTGATAGGAAGAAGAAATTCATCTTTGACAACTGGAATATCTTCTGCTGATGGTTCAACATGGAGTGAACCTGAATCTCCTTATGCTGCAAAACCTCCATACAATAATGCAAAAGAAACGGAATCTGGTCATGCATTAGAATTTGATGATACCCCAAATGCTGAACGAGTGAATATTGCACACCGAACAGGCACATATATTGAAATGCGACCCGATGGTAGTCAAGTAGCAAGAGTTGTTGGATCAAATTATGAAATCATAGCAGGAAGTGATTATGTCAATATCAAAGGATCTTGCAACATTACAATTAACGGAAATGCAAATCTTCAAGTTGGTGGAGATGCAAAGTTAGCGGTGAGTGGTAATCTGAATGAAACAGTATCAGGTAACTATACAATCAACGTATCTGGTAATTATAAAGTGACTGCTAGTAGAATCGATTTGAATTGATATGAATCATGAATTTAAAGTTTTAATAGGAAATGAACTTCATACGTATAATAACTATGATGATATTCCTATCGAATTCGATAATTTGATATCATTCAAACCTGATATTCCAGATGGTCCGCATACACAAGAACAACATGATGAGATAGAAATTTGGAATGAACGATTACAAGAATTGCTAAAGAGAGAAAAGAAATAATGCCAGCAGTAACTAGAATTGGTGATGCAGATGTACCACATTGTTCTGAAATGACACGGGCAGAAGGATCACCTAGTGTATTTTGCAATGGTATTCCAATCAGCAGACAAGGTGACATAAATGTTTCTCACTTACTTCCCGGAGGTGATGAATGTCCATCACATACTGCACCGATATCTTCAGGATCATCGACAGTCTTTATTAACGGTAAAGGATGTGGTAGAGTAGGTGATGCACTATCTGGGTGCACTTCTGTCGCCGCTGGATCATCAAACGTCTTTGCTGGAGGTTGATAAATAACTAATGGCTAGAACACTAACTAAAACATATTCGGATATCGATCTCACCTTCACAAAAAATCCTGTGACGGGCGATGTTGCTATTAGCTATGACTCTCAAGCAGTAATTCGTTCAATAAGAAATCTACTATTAACAAATTTCTATGAAAGATTATTTCAACCAAATCTTGGGTCAAATATCAATGCTCATTTGTTTGAATTATCTAATGCAATAACAGCAGCGTCAATTGAAACTGAAATTAAAAATGTCATCGAAAATTTCGAACCTAGGGCTACAGTTTCAGACATTAAAGTTTTAGCGATAGAAGATCAAAATGCATATTATATCGAGGTTGCATTCTTTATAGGCAATAATACAACTCCAACATCGATCAATCTATTCCTTGAGAGGTCAAGATAAACATGGCGGCTGCAAATTCAAACATTCAATTGTCAGAGTTGGACTTTGCTGACATAAAACAGAGTATCATTGATTATCTGAAATCTCAAGATACGTTCAAAGATTACAATTTTGCAGGATCTGGTCTATCGGTCCTATTGGATATTCTTGCATATAATACGCAATACAATGCATACTATCTCAACATGGTAGCAAATGAGATGTTTTTGGATACTGCGTTGCAAAGAAATTCTATCAATTCCCATGCAAAAGAATTGGGTTATACTCCACAATCTGCAATAGGACCTACTGCGACAATCAATATTGTCGTTAATGACATAACAAGCAGTTCTGTGACTTTACCAAAATACACAAACTTCATCTCACAAGCTATAGATGGCGTCAATTACAATTTTGTAGCATTAGATTCAAGTACAGTGAATGTATCTGGAAATACAGCAACGTTCTCTGACATTGAAATCAAACAAGGAACTGCGTCAAATTATTCATTTAATGTTGATACTACATCAAATCCTAAATTGTTATTTGAAATTCCTGATAGTAATATCGATACGACAACACTATATGTCACTGTGCAGAATTCGGGAACAGATACTACAACTACTGTATACAATCTCTCAGATTCATATCTATCATTAGACGGCACAACTACTGCATATTTCTTGCAAGCTGGTCTTAATGGTAACTATGAGATCCAATTCGGTGATGGTATAGTAGGAAAAACATTGATCGATGGCAACATCGTTCGGGTTTCGTATGTGTCAACTAATGGTACCGCAGCGGCAGGCGCAAACAATTTCTTGTTAGTCGATTCTGTATCCGGATTCACAAACTATACGATATATCCAGTTGTTGCAGCAAATCAAGGGTCTGAGGTTGAATCATTATCATCAATCAAATATAATGCCCCTAAGAACTATGCGTCACAAGGAAGAGCAGTAACAAAAGAAGATTATATCACAATTCTACAACAAAACAAGCTGGGATATTCATTTGATGCCGTCAATGCATGGGGAGGTGAACAGAATGACCCTCCTGTATATGGTCAAATTTTTGTTTGCTTGAAACCTACTGGGTTATATACTCTCACTCAAGCACAAAAACAGAAGATTGTTGAAGATGTATTGAAACCTGTTTCTGTGATGACTGTAATACCAACAATTGTGGATCCAGACTATACTTACATTCAGATGTCAGTGAATGTTGTATACAATCCTAAAAATACGGTACTCACTTCAAGTCAAATCAAATCTTTGACTGAGACTGTAATACGAAATCTCGGCGAAAGTTCATTGAATACTTTTGAATCTACATTCGTAATGTCAGATTTCAATGCTGCAATCAAGAATGTCGATCCGTCAATTATTGCAAGTGAGATATCAATAAACCTGCAAAAGAAATTTTATCCTAACCTGACAAATTCCAGCAATTATACGTTAGACTTTAATACTCCTTTGAAGAAGGGTGTATTATTGACTGGTATTTCTAGCACTCCAGGGATGCAATTCAGAAATCCTAACAACCTATCGACTATAATTGATGGCGTATACCTTGAAGAGGTGACAACATATACAGGTGGAGTGGAAAGTATTTCAATATTGAACCCTGGGTTTGGATATCAATATGCACCAACAGTAACTATTCTTGGTGATGGGACTGGGGCAACCGCGGTTGCAACAATAGGAAGTTCTGGAAGTATTGATGGTACTATTACGAAAATCACTGTTACAAATAGTGGGTCAGGTTATACCAGCGCAATCGCAGTAATTACACCACAAGCAGGTGATACATCAGGCAGGCTAGGGTCAGCATTTGTCAATCTTGAAGGTCGTTATGGTACTCTGAGAACATATTATAATACATCTACAAGTTCTTCTGTGAAAACTATATTAAATAGTAATGTGGGAACAATAGATTATACTTCTGGTATATTGAATTTGACAAGTTTTAATCCATATTCTATCGATAATGATCTAGGGCAATTAACTGTTTCTGTAACACCAACATCAACAATCATATCATCGACATATAACAAGATAATCACAATCGATCCATATGATTCTGGTGCTGTTATCGTTAACGTTACTGCAATGAACAAATGATCACAAATAGCCATAAGACATCGTTATTAATTCCTAATCAGCTCCCTGAGTTTATTCGGGACAATCCTGATTATGATAAATTCGTTGCATTCATTCAAGCATATTATGAATGGATGGAACAAGAGGGTAAGATTTCGGATCATGTACAAAATTTGACAAATTATAGGGATGTTGATAGAACAACATCTCAGTTTATAGATTATTTTGTCAATACCTTTTTACAATATTTTCCCAAAGATGCTTTAGTAGATAAGGCTACAGCAGTCAAGGCGGCAAAACAATTATATCAGACAAAAGGAACTAAAGCGTCCTACGAGTTTCTTTTCAGAATACTTTATAATTCAGAGTTTGATGTATTCTATACCAAAGATGTAGTATTCAGAGCATCTGCTGGCACTTGGTTTGTTCCTAGAAGCTTGAAGCTGCTTACGACAAGTTCGAATTTCCTAAATGTTTCGCAATATAAAGTTTTTGGTGAGACATCAAAAGCATATGCTGTAGTTGAAAACTCATCATTGAGTGGTACAGATAAAATTGAAATGTTTATTTCAAGTATCGAAAGACAATTTCAGTCTGGTGAATATGTACAACTGATAGACAAATATAATCAACCAGTTCTTGTAAATGGTAATACTGTTAGAGCAAAGATCGTTGGTCAGATCGCTTCGATCACTATCAATCCGAACTATAAAGGATTGAGTTATCAACCAGGTGATCCTGTCATCGTATATGGCGGATTAGCTTCAGATACTGGTGCTGGTGCATTAGCGCATGTGGGATCAACGACATCAGGATCAATTTCCACCATCAATGTTTTGACTGGTGGATATGGATATCGCGCTCATCCAAATACTGTATTATCGATAACAAATGCACCAGGAGCATATGCCAACGTTGCATCTCTGAGTACATCTAATACCCAGTTAGCCACATTTATCGTCAAAGATACGATAAGTTTGAAAGTGTTGAAAACGATAGGAAGTGCAAACTATGCATTCTCGAATATTGCACTTTCGAATGCAAATACGACACTAATCAATGCGTTATCATTCGCATCATTCAATACTGCACCAATATCTTCCGTCATTGTAGGATATGGTGGTAGTGGAATTTCAACATTACCACAAGTTGCCGCAGATTCGATCTATGCAACAGATAGTGCAAATGTAACTGGTCATATATTAACTTTAGGCATATTAGGTCCTATACTAATAAACAGTGGTGGAAAAGGTTATCTAGCAAACGATAAAATCGTATTCACTGGAGGCACTGGTTTAGGCGCAACAGCAAACGTATCGACAGTAAATGCTACAGGTGCAATAACATCGATATCATACGTCGCCAATACAAAACCATATCCATTAGGTGGTATGGGATATAAGTCGACCAATTTACCAACATTAAGTGTAAATTCTGCAAACGCGAATGCATCTGGTGCAATATTAACAGTTGGTGGCATTTTAGGTGATGGTGCCACATTCACAACAGCAACAGATAAACTTGGTCAGATTTTGACTATTGTTGTTGATAATTCTGGGCAAGATTATATATCACAACCAAATGTATCCCTAAAAGTGCATGATATTGTAGTATCAAATGTGGATATTACTTTATTACCAGCTAAAGGAGATATTGCATATCAAGGAGCATCATTAGCAACAGCAACATATACATCAACAGTCAATTCAATATCATTGTTGGTGACAGGTGCGAACTCAGCATCTACGTTATATAGATTGAGATTATTTGAATATAACAGTAAGCCTTCTTCATCATCACCAATTTATATTTCAAACAAAAATATCAGTTTGAATATGCGCGGGACTCCATATGACGCAACATATGATGTTACAGGCGTTCGAACATATGGTGATGGTACAGCAAAAGCGACGGCAAATTTCTTAGATGGTGTTGTATTAGGTGAAGGTCGATACGTAGATATTGTAGGTCATCCTAGTGAATATAGCATATTGCAGAGTGAAGTTTTCAATAATTACACGTATGAAATAACTGTAGAAAAAGAAATTGAAAAGTATAGAGATATATTACTAAACCTATTGCATCCTTCAGGTACGAAGATGGTTGGTAAATATACTATGAGATCGAATACTTACATAGAACCACATATATTGCAAGGTTTCATGTTGGGGCATACACTTCAATATTTTACTGGTAATCCTTCATCGTATATTACGATGTCTAC